CCGACATGGTGATCCGTACTGGGAGGGCAAGGATGATTGAGGCAATCAAAACAGCCCTAGCCATCATCGGCGGGCTGACAGTCGCGTCCGCGGTGGCAATGGCGATTATTATTTTTAAACGATAAACGATAGAACAAGAAAATGAAAGTTATTAAAAGTGGTACTGAACTCCGTTTATATTCAGACAATCTTGAGACATTTGATAAGATTCCTGCGGGATTCTATTCTATTTCTTTTGGAGCCATGACTGGATGGTCACTAGAGGTCGCGCCAGCACTTGAAGTTAAGGAAAAGGTATATGGAGTCAATAGCGACAAAGTAAGTAAGGTGCTTAAAGCTTTCAAAAGAAGCAATAAGAACCTCGGAGTTATTTTGTCTGGCGACAAGGGCATCGGCAAATCCCTCACAGCACGGATGATTTCTATTAAGGCGGCCGCCCTTGGATATCCTGTAATTATTGTATCGACTTATATTCCAGGTATTGCAAGTTTTCTCAATTCTATTGAACAGGAATGTGTTGTCCTTATGGACGAATTTGATAAGACCTTCGGCAGTAGAGATGAGGATTCTAATACTATAAGTGATCCTCAGACAGAGATGCTGAGTCTTTTTGACGGGATATCTTCTGGTAAGAAGCTTTTCATTGTAACTTGCAATGACCTCTATGGCGTATCTTCTTTCCTTGTAAATCGTCCTGGTAGATTTCATTATCATTTCAGATTTGATTATCCTACCGCAGATGGCATTTATGAGTATCTGCATGATAAAGGGATTACAGATAAAGAAATCCGCAAAGTAATTGAGTTTTCCCATAAGGTTCAGCTTAATTACGATTGTCTTCATGCTATTGCTTTTGAGCTTGAAGATGGTGGTGAGTTCGAGGACGCTATTAATGATTTAAATATTATTAACATGAATGAGCAGATATATAATATCACTGTATACTTTACTGACGGTGCAATGCTTAGAGCAAAGGAAAAACTTAATCTATTTTCAAGTGAGGAAACTTCGACCGACTTTTTTGATAAGGAGGATCGTGCTATTGGACGAATTACTTATGTTCCTTCTGATGTAAGTGATTTTAATGGGAAAGAAGTTCTTACTCCTAGCCATTGTACGTGGGATATTGATGATGATTTAAAATCTGCTTTGAATGCTAAAAATAATGACTTCTTGACTCCAGCAGCACGTGAGAGCGCTGAGTTCTGGAGTAAGCAAAAACTTGATCACGTTGAGTTTATGTTTTCCGAATCTAGAAATTATAAATACACTGTTTGAAAATAATCAAAAATTTTTATATAATATATGTATAAGAAATGAGGAAGGATAAAAGAATGGAAAAGAATAACAAGTGGAAGCATACTAACAGTAAGAATAGACGAATTACCAAGTTCGAGATGAGCAATGGTATTATGTGGTTCCCACCCGAGCTTGAGCACGGAATGCCTGAGCAGAAGAGAGCGTATCGGGCGGCAATAGATAAGAGATGGCGGCGAGCTATGGCAAAGCTGTCTACCAATAGCAAGACAGAGAAGCGGGCGCCACTTCATAAGGACGAGAAGAAAGCTAAGTAATATATCCTGGTTGTAGTTAGCTACTCGAAAGGAATACCGCAAGTTCCTTGAAGTATTTCCCTAAAATACCTCCTTCCATAGCGCGGCGGCCGCTATAAGTCCGCCAACTTGCCCGTTAATATAATGGTTTAGTATGCGAGTTACCAAACTTGAGATCTAGGTTCGATTCCCAGGACGGGCTTTAAAGACTTGGACAGCAAAACATAACATAACAACATAAATTCTGCTTTAAATAGTTGAATTGAATTGCACATGAGTCTTGACTTTTCATTTTCCTTTCCTTTCTTATATATGGAGAAGCGTTCAGCAATATAATAAAACAACTTTATGAGATTATTTTATTAATTCTTCCAGAACAAAACACAACTACTTGGTCAGTAGTTTCGCTTCTCGACATAAAAAACGAACTCTAAGGAAAGTGTTTTGATGGGGCGACATATAGTTGCCCCATTTTTTGACTCAAAAGGAGAAATATATGTATGCAGTTATTGATAGCCAAACTAACCAGTATTTTTCTCACAATGGAGCTGTAATTTTGTTTGATAGCATTGACCAAGCTGTTACCATTGCTCAGCAATTTTGTGGGTATGCAATGGCACGGATGATGACTGAAAATCTTGGTCGAATATCTGAGGTGATTGGCTTTAAAAACGCTTTGCAGATAGAAGAGTGGAATTATGAAACTACAGCCGCAATGACTGTTTTATTTACCGATTTACAGAAATGAAAAATATTCAACGTAAACCTAAGCCATCATCTCCTCGCTGGTACTGGTTGGAGGTAGATGGCTGCTGGTGGTGTCATAGAAAAGATAGACATGGATGTGGTTCATGCAAATCTTTAAGAAAATTTAAACGAGACTACAAGGATAAGAAAGAAAAGGAGAAATTTAACTATGACAAATAGCTTTATGAACGCTCTGAAGAATGATGCTAATTTTACATACACTGAGAATGGGGCGGTAACACATAAGACCACAAACTCAGACGTATATGATATGTTTGCTCTTGGTGGAGCTTATAGAGACAGGACAGACGAGGATGTTATTCTTCTATTTAAGAACGCACTTGACGAGAACCGCGATCTTGCAATGAAGTGTTTATTTTACTTGAGGGACATTTTAGAGGGGCAAGGAGAAAGACGATTTTTTAAAGTAGCTTTTCATTGGTTGGCAATTAATTATCCAGAGATAGCAAGAAAAAACTATAAATTAATTCCTCTTTATGGCAGGTATGATGATCTTTATTGTCTTGTAGATACTCCTTTGGAAAAAGAAATGTTTAGTTTTATGAAGCATGAAGTTGCGGAAGGATTAAAAATTTTAAATGCAGTAGAATAATAAAAAATTTTTAGTTTATATGCACAAACTTAAATTAGATGGAAGAGTCTACATAGGACAAACATGTATGTCTTTAAAATAGCGATCTGGTAGGAATGGGCATCGTTATAAAAATTGTCCAAAATTTTATAATGCTATTCAAAAATATGGTTGGAATAATTTTGAACATATGGTTTTATATTAGAACTTAACATTGGATGAAGCCAATAAAAAAGAAAAAGAATTAATAGAAAAATATGACTCTATTAATAATGGATTTAATTTAGTTGCTGGTGGTAGAAACCACACCTGGTCTGAAGAAGATAAGAAAAAAATGAGATAGAGAAATCTTGGGAGTAAAAATCCTAATTGGGGGAAATCGAGATCTGAAGAAACTAAAAGAAAAATAGGATAGGCTAATAAGATTAGCCAGTTAGGAAGACATCATTCTCAAGAAACAAAACAAAAAATGAGTCAATCTCATAAAAAATATCAACCAATTATTTGTGTTGAAACAGGTAAAAAATATGATTATATAATTGATGCTACATTAGATGTTTCTGGAAAGAAACAAAGTGGACATATTAAAGAAGTTTGTGAAGGTAAAAGAAAAACAGCTTTTGGTTATCATTGGAAATATCTTGAAAAAGATAATAAGGAGATTTTATGAATAATTATAATACTGGATTAATTTTTAAATGGTTGAAATCTGAAAACGCTTCTTCAACCGAAACTAAGAAACTTGCAAAAAAGACTCGTGAAGCTTTTAATATGACTGCTCGTGAATATAGAAAACTTCTTTCTTACGGAAGAGAAAAGACTAAAGTTCTTGAACGTTTAATGTCAGCAAATGAATGGGATAAAATTGATTTTTCAAAAATCCCATCAAAAGCTGGTTTAATATATAGACAAGCTTTTGCAAGACGCGACATTCTTGCTAAGAAGTATGAAGCCTTTGCCAAGAGCAAGGATACCAAGGTAAATGCAGATGCACTGTATCCGCATGATGTTGCTCACAGAGCTTTTGCAATGCGTTACAACACAAACCTTGAAGATCCTACTCGTCTTATGCTTCAGAAGTATTGGGATAATCTCAAGGACTTCTACAATGGCAGAGAAGAGAATGGCATCGCGGTTGTTGATGTGTCTGGCTCTATGAGCGGTACTCCGATGGAAGCTGCGGTTTCTATGGGTGCTTACATTGCAGATAAGGCACATGGCCCGTTCGCAAATCACTTCATCACTTTCTCAGCTCATCCTGAGCTGGTAAGATTTGAGGGAGTTGATATTGTCGATAAGCTCAATCGTTGCGTTCAGGCGGACTGGGGTATGAATACCAACGTACAGGCGGTATTTGATATGCTTCTGAACACCGCTATGAAACAGGGTGTAAAGGCTGAAGATATGCCGACCAGAATCTACATCTTCTCCGACATGGAGTTTGATGAGTGTGTATCTTTTGATCGTACCTCTAAGCGTTCTCGTAGCTCTTGGAGTAGATGGGATGATTGCCGTACCGTCAACTCTGTTGATGAGGTAAACTCTGATCTTGAGAACATTAAGCTGGAGTGGGCACGTCATGGATACCAGATGCCTCAGGTAATTTTCTGGAATTTAGCATCACGGCAGAATAGAATCCCTGCGATTGGAGAAGGCTTTAGCTATGTCAGCGGTTTTTCTCCCGTTATGATTGAGAATATTCTTTCGGGAAAAGACGGTTATAGTTTAATGCTTGATAAACTCCTAAGTTCGCGGTACGATGCCGTTGTAGCTTAAAAATAATTTTTATATGCTGGGACAAAAGTGTTAAATTGTTCCAGCATATTTTTTATATATAATAGCAGGGATAGAATTTAAATATACGGAGGTTTTTATTATGGCAAAAATAGATTTAACTGGACAACGTTTTGGAATGTGGACAGTTTTAGAAGAAACCGCAGAACGTGATTCAAGTAGAAATATTATGTGGAAATGTAAATGTGATTGTGGAACAATTAGAAATGTTTCTGGTCATAGTTTACGACGTGGAAAAAGTTTATCTTGTGGATGCACTCAATTAAATAGAAGTGTCGATATGATTGGACAAAAATTTGGAATGTTGACAGTTCTTAAACGAGTTTTTGATCCTAATGTTAAAGAAATTTTGTGGGAGTGTAAATGTGATTGTGGAAATACTTGTGTTCGTTCTACGAGTGCTTTAAAAAGAAAAACCTTTTCTAATTGTGGATGTTATAATATTTCTCTATTAACAAAAGACTTAGAAGATTTAACCAATCAACATTTTGGAAAATTAACAGTATTAAAGTTATCCCCTGATCGAAATAAATTTGGAGCAAGAATGTGGGAGTGTCAATGTGAATGTGGAAATAAAATTAAAGTAGATACTAAATCTCTTAAATCTGGCAATACCACTTCTTGCGGTTGTATTAATTACTCAATTGGAGAAAAAAATATTAATGATGTTTTAACTAAAAATAATATCATTTTCTCTTCTCAATATACAGAACCATCTTTAAATAAAAAGAAGTTTGATTTTGCAATATATGATAATAATAAAGTAATTCGTTTAATTGAATTTGATGGGATTCAACATTTCAATGGAACTCACGGGATGTGGGACTCTACAGAAACAGTAGAAGATATACAAGCAAGAGACCGAATTAAAGATCTTTGGGCAAAAGAACATAATATTCCTTTAGTTCGCATTCCATATTGGGAGAGAGATAATATTACATTAGATATGCTATTAGGCGATCAATATCTTATAAAAGGAGATGCGTAAGCATCTCCTTCTTTTTTGTATATGCAAAAATTTCCTAGAACCTGATGAATAGATCTCAGAGGCGGCGCGGCCTGCTTGAAGACACCTGGGGCAGGATGGTCAGTTACACTTAATATCCCAATGTTTAAGGGCGATGAAGGTAGAAATTTTATAGAAAGATATATCTATGTGAATGAATAAAAAATAAAAGGGGTTGGTGTAGATTCACCAACCCCTTGACTATTTAACCCCATCATAATTAAAACTCGTTATCTGATGGAATTCTTCTTTTGTTAAATATTTAATTGAAACTAATTTAAACACATCGTATAGAGAGTAAACACCTTCAGAATATTTACTGGCTACAATAGCTTTTGAATCTTGTTGTTTCATATAAATATACCCCTATATATAAAAAATTTTATACAGATATATTTAATAAGTTCTGCCCAAGTGCATAAAAAAATGAGGGAATCCTTACGGTTCCCTCAAATCACTATAGCAACAACTACACTAGCTGGTTTTTGAACTGCATAAAATGTAACTGTTTTAGTAGAAGTATCTGCTGCTGCATAATTAATACAATTAAAAGCCGTTTGTTCTGCATCAGAAGGCAACGTATCTGCCGTCCCACATATGATGGTAGGGTAATTACTACTCACGCTGCTTAAAGTCTTTTTAGCAGTATAGAACACTCTTCCATTTACAGTTGATGTAGTAGAACTCCAATCTGATGTGGCAATCGTGACACTTGCTGTTCCACTAACAATAGAGCTTTCAAGATAATCTTTAATAACTACATTGATAGCAACTGATGGTTTTTCAATAGAATAGAAAGTCACAGTTGACTTTGCTGTATCAACAAGTGCGTATCTAATATGGTTAAATTCACTCTCCTGCGTCGCAGAAGGAATTACTGAATCTCCACCACTGCAAAAAATCTGTGGATGTTGATTTCCAATATTAGCTACACTTACTGAATAGGTATAGTAGTTATTTCCGTTAATCTCAGTAGTTGAAGAACTCCATGAAGCAGCGGCTAAAGTCACTTCAACCGCGCCACCCGCACTTCCAGTAGTATAACTATCCAGTTTCTTTTTATCTGCCGCGGACATCAAACCATTAGCAGATTGGGTCGCCGCGCTATATGTTGTATCAGTAAATTTTGCTCCACTAGGTACATTAGCATTGACTGTATGACCATTTACCGTTGAGGAATTACCACCATTGGCAGGAAGGCTACTAGGTCTACCACTTACATTACCCCAAGCTACCGCGTTCGCGCTACCGGCTGACGTGGCGTACTTTACGGATTTTGCACTATCAGCGGTATTGTCTACATTGCCTAAACCGACTTGAGCCTTTGTTACACCATGCGGATTTGACTTATTGGCAATATGAGTGTTTATAGTGTTACTAACCGCACCCAAATCATTCGAATTAGTCATTTTAACCCATGGGCCATAATCGAAGCTTCCGGCTGTAGTCCCACTAACAACCATTTGAACAAATATATTGTTTCCGTTATGTCCGACAAAAATTCTTAATCTGTATACCCATTGGCCAGTGCTCTCATTGTCGTAAGTTTCTGATAACGGAGACAACACATACATCATAAATGCTATCTTGATTGGTATGTTTGTCATGTTGGTTGTATTTGCATTTGCTGACTGATAGTAGTTTCCAACTTTGAGATATGCTGTAGAGTTAAGATTTGCTCCGTTAGGAATTACTGTTCCTCCCTTTGGTAGCATTCTGAAGAATTCCCGATCGATAGCTTTTTTATCTGCAGCACTCATTAGACCGTTGGATGATTGAGAAGCAAGGCCGTACGTTGTATTATTGTCTTGTTGAGTGAAGGTAGTAGTTGTTCCGTCCAATGCCGTTGCTGTAAATGTCGTACCACTTCGTGTAATACTCTTAATTGCTTTGGACTGGTCAAGGTTTGCTACGCTGCCAAGTCCCACATCACCTTTCGCCAGTGTTACAGCTCCGGTCTTACCATTCACCGACTTGACATTACTTCCGGTTCCGATCCCATCCAGCTTGGCCTTATCCGTCTTGCTCATCAGGCCATCAGAACTAGAGGTAGCAACGGAATACGTGGTGTTATTATCCTGCTGCGTAAATGTGGTTGTCGTGCCATCCAGTGCAGTAGCAGTAAAGGTGGTTCCTGATCTTGTGATACTTTTGATTGCTTTGGACTGATCGAGGTTTGCTACACTGCCAAGACCAACCTGAGCCTTCGTATGTGTATGACTTGCAGGGGCGGCGCCAATTTCACTTGCACTATAGCTTGGCTTTTTGGCGGCCTTGGCCCATGCATAAACGTCACTAGCTGGTCTGGCGTTACTTAATCTACTATCACTAGTAGTTACATAGTTAGACAAATCAACATTAGAACCTAGAGCATCCCATGTTGTACCATTCCAAGCAACATTCATACCCGCCTTGCCATAAGAACTATCATTAGTAATATTATAAACATCGCCAACTACTTGTCCAGAGGTAGGAAGCTTGTCTGCTGTCACACTACCTTTATATTTATAAGTAGATGCAACAGCAGCATTAATTTTTGTATCTGTTTCGCTCTTGGTATAAGCACCAACATCATCCGCACCAAGAGAAATATTACTAGATAATGCTTTTCCATTAACTGTTCTAGTATTAGGAACTGCACTGTTTGCCGCATTTCTAGCTGTAGTATCTTTTAAATTATAAGTAGTTCCATTAGGAAGTTTTATTGCACTTATATCAGCCATATTTTAACTCCCTTCTACTTATTATTCTACTGTAACTGCAACGGTTTTGCCAGTGAATGTAGGCTGAGAAACAGTCCCTTTTGGAGTAAAACTACCAGTAGAGGTAGTTGCTTCTCCAGTAAATGAGCCAGTCAATTGAACCCCCGTTCCAGAGAAGGAAGCCGTTGCTGTTGCACTCTTAACACCAGTTGCTACAGAAGTATTCGCTCCCTTAGTAGGAAGAGCACCTGCATTCCAACCGATAGTAAGAGTTTCATCACTGACCGATGTAGTAAGAGAAGGAAGCGTGCCGACCCCAGTAATAGAATTAACAGTAGTAGTATTCATTGTAACGGTAGGGGTAACACTCACTGAACCAGAAGGTGTATAGTTAGCTGTACCTGTGCCAGTAGCAATAGATACAGAACCCTTTGGTGTGCCACTTACACTTACAGAACCTGCTTCACCTTGAAAACTAGGTTTAGAAACAGTACCACTCGCCGTTACATTGCCCGTTGCAGAATCTTTGTATGCAAGTTTTCCATGGTCACTAGTATCACCAAATTTATGCCATACATTATCCTGTCCAACTACAAATTCTGCTGCACCACGAGTTACAAATTGGCCTGCAACAGGGGTGGTTGTTGAAGTTGCACCATTATATAATACGGTAATCTCTGCAATAGCAGCGCCATCTGTAATAGCCGTTTGAGATTCACCGATATAGATTTTAGATGCAGACATAATTGCAATATCGCTTCTAGCCTTAGCATCTTTTATATTATACGTTGTGCCAGAAGGCAACGTAATTTTACTAATATCTGCCATAATTATTCCCTTTCTTTATTAGCTAACTAATGAAAGAACTAAATTTTCATCAGTTGATTTAGCATCCACTGTGATAGCTTTATTCCATTTTGTTCGTTCTTCTGCTGTAATGTGAATATCAGTATCAGTGATATGTTTCATGTAAATAGTATCAACAAAAGGTAAATCAACTACATAAGCTAATCCATCGCCGATTTTAATACCTGGAATATTTTTTCCATCATCGGTTTGATGATCGGTATATACATAGATGACATCTTTTTCACTTGTTAATGAGGTCTGTTGTGCCCATTCTGCTGTCGTAGCACTTTTTACTTTACCAGTGGTATCAACAGTAGGATTAATTAGAGTACGTTTTAATGCTCCATCTACTAAAGCATCAATATAGAATTTTCCATCATCTGTTGTGAAATAAGCATATCCATCGTGCATATCAGTAGGAAGATTTATGGCTTTACCTTTGAAAATTTTGAATAGTGATATTTTAATCATCCCCCTTTATATGCGTCTCTGACTGTCCATACAAAAAGAGTGGGCGAGCCGCGCCCCTTCTATATAATATTTAAATCAGATTAAATTAAAAAGCTCCCCAAGTTAAGGATTCTTCAATCAGACTGTCTGCGTACTTCTTAGCACCTGCAATTGTCTTAGATTCAGCAGTATCAGTATCTCCACCTTCGAGAGCTGTCTTAACTGTATCAGCTGCGCCTGCTTTATCGAAAGTAGTAGTATCAACAAAAGCTGCACTCTTCAAACCAGAGACTTTAACATCTGTACCCTTAACAGCGATTGCGCCATCAGTAGTACCATTTGTAATATCAGCACTCTGTAGAGCAGAATCAGCTTTCTCACCCTGAGCAGCAGTAGCATAATTATCTGCAAGACCATCTGCATAGTTCTTAGCATAAGCTTTTACACCATACAGAGTAACCTTATCAGCTGTATCTGCTGTCGTACCAGTCACATCAGACTTAACTTTTGCAGCTGTACCTGCGGCATCAACATCAGCGATCTTAGCACCCTGAGCAATGATACCATCTGTCTCTTTTACACCATAGATACCAACTTTTGTCGTATCCTCAGTATCAACAACTGCGGTAGCAACATCAGCAGTATCAAGAGCATTAACAGCTGCAGTAATTTTCTCATCTACAGAACCGCCTTCACCAACAGCTTTCTCTAATGCTTCAATCTTTGTATCTTGTGTAGAATCCTTACTAGCCTGTGTGGTTACAGCATCATCAATCTTTTTGAAGATACCTGTTGCGGCTTCGGTTTCTGTTTTAGCGGTACCAACAACGCCTTCAAGTGCATTAACATCTGCCTGCGCCGCATCAGCAGCATCCTGCGCCTTCTTAGTAGCGGCTGTAAGTTCAGTTTTATCACTAGCCTGAAGTGCACTATCTGCCTTATCCAGAGAACTCTGAACAGCAGTATCAAGTTTTGCCTTAGTAACAGTACCATCAGTCAGTTTAGCTCCGCTAATTGCTTTTACTGTTGCTGTAATTGTATGATTAGTATCTGTCAGAGTGATTTCATCTGTATCAGCTACAGAATTATATTCAATCAGATCAGCAACATTAATATAGAATGGCGTGCCATTGGCAATTGTCATCTTAATGAAAGAACCAGGATTACCCTCGCCATCAGCAGTTACAAGTTCGCCAGATGTAGCAACCATATCTTTAGCGATATCAATTGTACCAATTTCGACGTCGCCCTGCTTAATTGTGTATTTAGCTGTGAAAGTATCTGCTTCGCCACCAACAACTTTTGTTACCGTGACCTTACCTACGGTGCTTGCATTAGAAATCTTAGTAGCAATCTCAGTAAGAGCATCTTCTACATTAGCTGCGTCATAATAACCACCAGCATCGGCAACACTAACATCGGCGGCCGCACCACTAGTAGCTACAGCCTTCAAACCAATTGCAGTAATAGCATCAGCAATTAGTTTTCTTACAGAACCATCAACTGTAGTATCGCCATCAAGCTTTTTTGTTAAATCCTGAAGAGCTTTAATATTTGCCTCATTGGTTGTAATACGAGTAATAGCCGCTTCAAGATCTTTTGCGTTGCTAATTTTTACGTCACCTAAATAGAGATTCTTTTCATCTGTTGTATAATAAAAAGTAGTTGCAACTTTTGAAGTAAGACCATCATAGCCCGCCTGCAAGCCCTTTTTAAATAATACGTTTGCCATAAAATATCCCTTTCTTTAATAAATTAAAACTCGTCCCATTTTTGAGACTTATCTGTTAAATCAATTTTGTCTTCTTTGACACAATTAATTCCATCATATATATGGGTGTTTAAGTATATAATTCCATCTTCGGTAGTAAAATACTGAATTGCCTTGTACCCAGTTTTAGTATCCTTGTAGATTAAGAGATCTAGTGGTGCATCTATATAATGAACTGTATCATTTGAATCAATTTTGTAATAACCAGTTAAATTATAATGCCCCTCATTTAATTGTGACACTACTACAAAGTTACCTAATGTTTTTGTTCCTACATTGGTTATAGGTGTATTCTGTATTTTATTATAATCCGTTGTTACACTAGAGCCAGTGCTCCCACCCACGCCGCCATAGAATGAACTCATAGATTACACTCCCTTCTTTTTAATAAATGTAATCTATAATTACATCATCACCTGCGCCGTTTGGGAAAATAAGTTTTCTTACATTTACTACTTCATCTAGTTCTAATACCCCAAAATGAGATATAGTTGCTAACGTTTCATTAATCTGAACTTTTGTTCCCTCTGGAGCAATGATGCCAAGTTTATAAATTACAGGAGGAGTTGATTCGGGGGTTTGTTTATCTATAGCTCCACCCGGAGCGAGTAGATCTGCTCCAGCCTAAAATGGGCCAATTACTTGCCCGTAGCGTCCTTGTAATGTGACCACATGTGCCTCCTTTCAAGAATACAATGTCTTTCAACTATCGTTATTATTTAAAAATAGTTCACGGAGGTTCAATAAGTTTTGTCCAACAACATTTGAGGATATTGATATCTTATAAAAAATATAATATAATATACTTACAAAAGATAAGAGAGATACAATGAGGCGCGGCAGCAGGTTAAAGTGTCACGAGGATGAGATTGAGGAGTTTTAAGGCAGGAGCGCCGCGAGACTAATAAAGGAGGAGATAGAAGATGCTAGATAGTACTGGAACTCGTCAGTTAGCTTATTTGGTTAAAGTAGATGGCGTTGAGCAGATGAACGCTGACAGACTAGAGGCTGTTGATATTGGTGGATGGCGCTGTGTATGTGGTAAGGACGAGTTCCATCCTGGCGATATAGCTATATACGTAGAGATTGATGCTCAGTGTCCTATTGATAAGAAGCCCTGGTCTGATATGGCTTTTCTGGTTTCCAAGAAAGGCAAGATTAAATCTCAGAAGATTCGTGGAGTAATTTCACAGGGACTGCTCGTCCCAACTTCACAGTTCGCAGATATTTGTGCAGGAAGAAATGTAGATGATGAGTCTCGTTTTTTAACTAAAGAGCTTGGAATTACTTATTACGTTAAAGAGGATAATAGCAGAAAATCTTCTCCTAATCCTAATGCAAAATATAATTCTATGATGACTCGCCATCCGAAGTTTGCAAAAACTAAGTTTGCTCATTGGTGTATGAAGAGAGACTGGGCGAAGAAGATTTTATTTATTTTCCTTGGTCGTAAGAATGACAGTAAGACTAGCTTTCCGAAGAATTTTCCAGGTGTTACGGTAACAGACCAGGAACGATGTGAGAATATGACCTGGGTACTGCGGGATAAGACACCATTCATTGTGACCCAGAAGTGTGATGGATCTTCTGGTACTTTTATCCTAGAGCGTAAGAAGTTTGGTAAGTATGAGTTTTATGTTTGCTCTAGAAATGTAAGACAGTTAAAGCCAGAACAGAAATGCTTTTATGATGAAAACTACTATTGGCAAGTAGCAATCAAGTATGATATCGAAAACAAAATGAAGGCTTGGTTGAAGGCGCACCATAAGGCTTGGTTCGTATGTTGGCAAGGCGAGGTATGTGGCCCGAAAATCCAGTCAAATCCGCAGCAGTTAAGCGAGTACCATCTGTTTTGTTTCCACTGGACTGATAGCATCAACGGCCGCAGGGACATTAGAGAAGCAGATAAGGATTGGAGAGCGATGGGCATGGAAGTCGTTCCTATCGAAGGAACTATTGTTCTTCCAGATGATTTTGAAGAGTTTAAACAGATGGCTGATGGTAAGTATGACCCTTCTGTCTGTGAAGGCCATAAAGATTGTAATCGTGAGGGATGGGTATTATATAAGACTAATGAGCCGACGTTCAGCTTTAAAAACGTCTCCAGGAAATATCTCCTGGGCAAGAAAGATTAATATGTCTTTTTTGTAATTCAGAAAAAATAGGTGGAAAAAATCTCCATCTATTTTTTCATTAAGGAGAACGATTGAGTATGAGTAAACCTAATAATTTAATAGGACGAAGATTTGGTAAATTAGTAGTAATAGGAAGAGCCGAAAATGACAGATTTGGCAAAACCCGTTGGTTATGCCAATGTGATTGTGGAAATCAAAAAGTCATTAATGGAAGCTCTTTGCTGAGGGGACTAACAACTTCTTGCGGTTGTAAGCATAAAATGAATCCTTACAATACAAGTAGGATTGTAGATGAGACCGGGCATAGATATGGAAAACTTGTTGTATTAAGCCTAAATACAGATCCAGAATATCAAACAGATGGACGAGCAATGTGGAATTGTAAATGTGATTGCGGCAATACGTGCGTTGTTTCCGGAAAACTTTTAAGAAGCGGTCATGTCCGCTCTTGTGGATGTCAAATAAAATCAGTAGGAGAAAATACTATTGAACAGATTCTGACAGAAAATAACTACGAATTCTCTCCTCAATATCGTGTATATATAAAACAACAAGAGTATAAAGTGGCACAAACACATCCTTACTATTTTGATTTTGCAATTTTGACAGATAATCGAGTCTCATATTTTATAGAATATGATGGAGTACAGCACTTTAAATATAAGGAAAATGCAGATTTCTGGAACAATAAAGAAGCCTTTGAAAAAACTCAGGTTAGAGATCGTTTAAAAAATCAATGGTGTAAAGATAATAATATTCCATTAATTCGTATCCCATATACGCATTTAAAAGATTTATGTATAGATGATTTGAAACTTGAAACAACTAAATTCAGAGTATACTAAAGGAGGAAATATGGTTAAAACAATGCAGGTGAGGATTCGCGGCGTGGCAGATGCCGCCACTCTTGTTGAGCATGCAAAAGAGATCAATACAGATGTTACGATCCGGCACGGCAAATTCTGCATAGATGGAAAATCTATCCTTGGAGTCCTATCACTTGATATGTCAGATGGAGTTCAGGTAGAATACGATGAGGATGAAACAGAGTTTGAAAATTGGCTAAGGAGGTTTGAAGTTTAATGAGCTATTACGAAGAAAGAGCAAAACATGAAGCCGAAGAGAAAACTAAACAGGCAGCGCTCGCTAAGACAGATTCTGAATAAATACAAAAAAGGCAGGTACTTTAATTAGTACCTGCCTTTTTTGTAGTCAGTTGAAGGGATGGAAGAATCTTGAGCGGCCTGGATTCGGTCGCATTTCAAGACTAAAATCACCTTTTGACTTTTTTAGCTCAGATTTTTTCTTTGAGCTTGGATTTATATTTCTTATGCAATTCTTTCTGATCCTAGTTAATTACAGTTAAATCAAAAGCAACAGATTTCAAATGAATAAGGTGTCTTTCTGCATTTTTTATTTCTTCGTCTACATCACAGATATACTACTTAATAAAAAATGCGGCGGCCGCGTCTCCAAGTGACATTAGATCTTGATAAGCCTTCGTATAAACCTAGCGACTACGTTTCTACCACTTTACCCAAAAGCTAAGACTCTATTTAACTGCGGCAGCCTTGCTCTAAGGATCTACCTATTCTCGTGTGGCACTATACATAGACTACGGTATAACATCAATTTTGGCGGGTGCCGCATGTAAAATCTTCCCACAGTGATTAATATAATAGCTTTCAAGCTTTCTATATGCACATATTTCCTATTGAAAGTGATATTCTTGACATTTCTTATAGCCATGAAGATTTAGAAAATCATAATAATTAGCCAAGTCCTCATGCATCATTAATCCTTGAAGTTGTCTTTCTGCTATTGATTTAAAAACTTCTTCTACTGTCATTGTTCAAGTCTCTCCAATCTTTGTAAAATTTGTTGTAGCATAGCGTTTTGTTTATCTAAGTCTAACTATAATTGACTAACTATAGCACTTTGTTTTTGGTTCAGTTCTTCTATCACATCATCAGAAGTAGACTGCTCTAAATTTTCTTTATAGTTGACAAGAGTAAGAGCAACGCTTAAAATTGTTAGAAAGTCTAAATATTTATCATTCATTAACAAATTTTAGTAACTACAACATCAATAGCATCATATGTTGCAGGTTCTCCCGCGTTAATGATATTTACATTAGTCGGAGCTGCACATACGTTACAGGGGCAATTATTATGACCTACTTGAACAAGAGTGGTAAAACTTAACGGGTATATTGTTGAAGTATCTGCGGCGGTCGCTGTGGAAACGCTATTAGGTTGCAGCACATCGTCTTTTTGAAGCTGGATTGTGATATCTCCAGCGGTTTCCGCATTTGCAGATGCAGAAACGCAGACTTCATATATACCACATTTATTGAATTGAAGTGTAGCAGTCCCTTGCTTTTCTACCGTAGCTCCTTTTAAGAGAGCTACATTATTAAGCGGAATTGGTGTATTCGCTGCTACAGTGATATTTCTACTATATGTTTCAATCATTTTCTTCTCCTATTGCGGCAGCCCTACCAAATCTAGTATTTTATGGTTAGTTTTTTACCAGATTTAGTGACCTGCCGCGCTCATCTACATGGTCTATTAGGATTACATATTTGCGGCGGCGCAGCCACATCCACAGAAAGGATTAACCCCTGCAAAATATGTGGATGCAGATGGATAACGTACCACACCAGCGACTGCATTTTGAAGCTGTAAAGCGTTCACTTGCTGTTGTAGATCAGCAATTCTGTTACCCTGAATTGCATCAAGAATCTTTTGAGTCTGTGCAGTAGTGTTTTCATTGATGCTTGCAGTATTAAGGGCAGCTTCATATCTATTTTGCTGAATTGCATTAGTAATGCCTGCGCCCTGTTGTGCAATCTGCATCTTTGTATCACAGCAGCACTGGTTCTGATTTGCCAGTGCATTAGCCTGACCAACAGCAAGACCAGCCACATCTCTCTGAAGCTCGGAATATTTATCAGAAAGTGCGTTCACGGTGTCGTGGAAAGTCTGGTTTGTTGCAGCAATAGACTGAGCTGTCCCGCTATTGACTGCGGCGAGAATTTCTCTCTCATTAGCCATTGTATTCTGGTTATCAAAGCCTCTCTGAACTTCATTAGAGGTTGCAAGGTTCTCATAACCAATTGCATTTGCGAAGTTATTATTACCCCAGCCTCCGAAGCCGCCACCTGCGAGAAGTAGTAATGCGAAAACCCAGAAGAATCCGCTATCTCCACCCCACATACTATCTTTATTACCATTGAGTAATGCAATATCAGCAGCACTTAAATTTGTATCCATATTAATCTCCTTTTAACATATTTAAGATTTCATTAGGATCGACACCACGCTAATCTGCTAATTTATAAAAAGCAGACTTAGCATCTCCACCGTTCTGATTAATAAAGTCCATTACTTGTTTCATTTGAGGATTTTGCATCATCATATTCTATATCAACATTTGTGGATTTTTAGCATTTTTAAACATATTAGCCATTTGCTTTATTTGATTCAGGTTTGATGGTAGTGATCTTCCTAGTTGATTTAACATCGGATTGTTCATTAATTATTTCCTCCAATCTAGCGATTCGTGCCTACAACGACTTGGTGTCAACTGGTTTCTATGGCTCATATGGCGCAATAGTATAGGGAGTACATGTCTTGTATCCAGCCCCATCTGATTGAACTAACCAGACAAGAGGAGCTGATACGTCTAAGAGCAACGCGCTACTATTAGGCGCCAGCTGGTACGCCTGAGCACCATTCTGTCCATTGATACGAACAACTTCTTGTTTCATCATAGACCCAGATGAATAAGGCAATTGAGTGGCGGCCGCGCCGTTGAAGTAAGGACTATAGTTATACAATTTCTTTCACTCCTTTACAAAATAATTAATTTCCTTTCCTTTCTATTGTAATAGGAGTTTTATCGTTGATAATTTAATCCTTGGCGTTGGAAGATTATTATGAATACAAAAGCTTTTAATGCACAAAAAAATAGGGGAGCGCTGAAATATGCACTCCCCTATATCTATGTCAATTATGCAACGTAATCTTCACCAGTAATTTCTTTATACTCGGCTTCGGTAATTCCGAGTTTACGACCTACTAGATTATGGAGTTTATCCTTAGAAATCATTCCAAGATCATAGTAACTTTTCCACATTTCAAATTTCTTACTGTGATTCATACTTTACTCCTTATCAAAGTTCAACATCATTCATTGCTGCAATATATTCAATGTTTGCCTTGTTTTTAAGCACGTCTACCGCCAATTCTGTCCCTCTTGTTAGAGTGAGCTTGTAGCAGTTTACATTTCCGCCCTCTGTTGCAATAGGGAGTTCTTTAATTTCATTGTTTTTTAAAGTAGTGAAATTAAGAACTGTTTTAATAATAGAACCATCATCATTTTTTAGTGATACTTCTGGCTGATTAATTGCTTGTTTTGCTAAAGTATCTTTATTAGCAGCTTCCTGTGGAATATATACATCTAATTCAGTGTCAGTCACACCATAGTTTAATACCTTATATTGATTAGAACCAAAAACTACTACCATTGATTGTTCTCCTTTTAGTCAATTGATTGGACTAGCGAGGCTTGATGATCTATCAAACCGTACACAAAGTCTCTATAAAAATCATCATCTACATGATGAAGTGTATCCTAATTATTGAATTGTGTCAATCTGCCTCTGAATGACATATAGCTTTGTTCGCCTTGGTGTAAAGTCATTGTTCCTTCTGATATTCTTGCTCCAAGTTTATGTAACCTTCTTCTATTTCTATGAATATTTTGCTGGCCTAATTTACGAATAACTTTACCAGTATTAGTTAAAGTAAACTTAATCTTCAAAAATGAAAATGTCTTACTTAAGGGTTGAATTCGACTCTTTTTAGGATTTACATGGATTTTTAATTCTTTGCACAGCCTAAACATATCTTGTAAACACTATTTAGCTTCTTCTTTTGTTCTAACTATAATATAAGTGTCGTCCATATATCTACCATAGCCATGAATATGCTTGACAATCTTGAAATAGTTATCTATTGTAGTTGGATAATAAATACCAGCAATCTGTGATATCTGACTACCTATCCCTATTGATTTTTTTAATTTTTCACAATTATTATACTTTACATGATGAGGATTCTGCTATTTAATATAAGCACTATATTTTAAGCTATTATATACTCCATGTATAAATTCTTCTCTAATATCATCTGGTAAATACCGAACATCTATCTAAAATAAAGAAAATAAATATTCAAGTAACTTTTGAAGACCTTCATCTTCAGTATCATCTATCAATCTCTATTTAAGAATGTCATGAGGTATATTATCAAAATATTTAGTAAAGTCGATTAAAACTATCTATCCTTTGTTATCGCCATAATGTTTGTAATGATCATGCAAATGTTTCTCTAATCTATTTAATGCAAAATCAATTCCTTTGCCCTAGAGACTCGCCCCGTTGTCATATATTAAATAAGGTTTTACTTTTGGTAATAGAACTTGGTCACAGACAGCCCTTTGTACGACTCTATCACGAATATGCATTGATTTTATCCAACGAGTTTTACCTCTCTAGCTTAAAGGAAACTAGACAAATCGACTTGCTTTATAGGTGCCCGAAAGCAGCCTCTATCGAGTTTTATAAGTATTTTTAAGCAGGTTGAGTTCATATTTCTGGACACTAGCTTTCCAAGAAACACCCCTCTTAGATTTATAAAAAGCATCAATTAAGGCATTAGCATCAGCAACCTATTCTAGTGTATAAATTGCTGAGTTTTTATACTGTTCCATGAGCTACCTCGACTAGACATATCCAATCTATCCATGAAACAAATTTATCTTTAGATACTGATAAAGCCATGTTTATTATCTTTCTCATAAAGAATGGCTAATTTTTCCTGTTAATTTCGGTAAGTTATGAGATTTCTATATTTTCTGCTTTTATCATTTCATCTTTCCCTTCAAAAAACACATTGCATAGGCTTTTATATAATACTTACTTTGTCTCCTTTCTAGCCTTGTTTTTGTACAATGTATGCTAACTCATCAGGAATAAGATATACCAGTTTTATTTTCTGGTATACTCCCCTACGAAATTAACATCAGCACAACGCCATTAGCATTCGACGCGTTATTGTTGTTGGCATCGCCATTGTTGTTGACATTAGCAAAATTTGTAGAACTCGTTACCGTACAGAGCCACCAGTTGTTGCGGTTTGTTTATTTATCAACAACAAAAGGATTTTAGTAATTTTGTATCTAAGAAATTTATGACTAAGGAACAATAATAAAGCAACAATCAACAGTAATAATATCTCTTGATAATGGCTAATAATTATTATATCCAAAACAAAAATTAGCCGATGTTTTATATCAATTATTATGTAACTTTAAATTTAGATTCTTCTAAATTTGTTTTTTCTCTCCAATTATTAATCTCATTTTGAAGATTAACTATCTCTCCAACGTAAGGCATTAGTTTATTATTATCAAGTGGTAAGGTTTTCATAATTCTTTGAAGCTATCTAAATACCTATTGGCTTTCTCCTAAAGCCATATCTTGCCACTTTTGGCGAATAAGGAATTCATTATAGTTAGTAATCCCATAATCTTCTAATGTACAAGCCATTTCCACATCATAAGCCATACGATTTGAAGTTTCTAATAGTTTGTTTCTAAAATAATCTATGATCCATTGTGGATATTCTTCAGTGATCTTCGATCCTAAATTATTTCTATCTATAATATCTTTAAATTTTTCAGCATCTTCTTTTGATAATTTATTAATTTTAGTGTAAAAATCTACTGATCTAATTTTATCTTTTACTCCAAAATTTCTTAATGCTAATTGAATAAGGGATTGATCTACCATTACAGCATCGTAATGGTAGTCAATCTCAGATTCAGATCTATTTCTTATAGGAACTGACATATATTCTCCTTTTAACTCATTTTTATATCTATTATTTGGTAGTGCCATTTGGTACCTGAATTATCCAAAGAGTACCTTAGGCACAACGCCACGAGCATCCGACGCGTGATGGCTGCTGGCATCGCCATAGTGGCTGACAAGAGCAAAATGAGTAGAACTCGCGACCGCACAGAGCCACCAGGTGCCGCGGCTATTATCTTCTGGATTAAGTTTAACTAAAAGTTCTGGATTCATTGCAAAACCAGGCAGTTGTCTATTAGATTCACCGACATCCCAAGCATTGCCCCAAATAGATGAGCCATATACGTCAACTTCACTTAGAAGTCTGCAATTGGTATCCGTCCAAGCCCAGTTAGAAGTGCAACCTGACCATCCGCTATATCCAGCAGCAGTAGCAGTTGTATTAATATCATGTGACATTAAGCTTCTCCACGTTAAAATATGAGAATCTAAAGCGGTAGAAATTTTGGTAGCAAATTCTGGAAGGTGAGTCTTAAACATCTCTGATCCTATATAGGCACCTTCTGTAGTTTTTGTGCCATTCATCTGAGCAGTTCCAAGTATGTCCTTAGGTACAAGAACAAGGTGATGATTAGTTAACTACGCATCATCATCATCATGAATATACCAATCAATAGCCATAACTATAAACCTAACTAGTTTGCTATCAATATTTACTCTGATCTCATCACCAACATAAATATCAGAAAAATTGCCTGCATTGACTAGAGCTTGAAGTTGTGAAAGTGTATAAGGCGCAGTTCCTCCAGTTGTATCAACTAGAACCTTACCTCTGTAAATAGCATTGTGACTCGCAACTTGCTGATAGGCATCTGTCACAATGTTCTTTTCATTTTTGACAATATTAGCTAAACCTGCCATTTAAATTTATCTCCTTTTACTCAATTCTTCACACAAATTACAAAAGGTGTATTGATCTTAACTTTAGAGTAAAGTGTTAAAGCTGTACCATTTGCAACAATAAAATCAACGTCATTAAATGCTTCTCTTTGCGCTGCGCTAGGTACTGTATTACTTCCACCCGGAATTAGCATGATGGTAGGGTGATCTCCATGACCAGCTGACATAGTTACAGATTTGCTATAATAAGCACCATTATCGCCAGTTAAAGTAGTAGTTGTAGTGGACCAAGTCGCTGTAATCTCTATAGACTCGCTAGAACCAAGCGCTTGTGTGATAGCCGCCTGTGTCATAGCTTGTGTGATAGCTGCCTGTGTCATAGTACCATCCGTGTTACTACCAGTAGAAGTATATACTTTAGTCACGCCCGCCACAGTTGGGGACGCAGTATTGATTGTGGTCTTGGCGTTATCAATAGCTTGTGTGATAGCCGCCTGTGTCATAGTACCATCAGTATTACTACCAGTAGAAGTATACGCCTTCAGAATACCTGCAATAGTGGCGCTAGCTTCTTTAACAGTAGAACCGATTGGGTAAGGAGTAGACCAACCTCCATCTTTCGTATAAACAGAAATAGCTGTTATTTTTTTAGCCATCTGGTTATATCCTCCTTATTACTCCTAGTTCACATCCTCAATAACAAACCAGACTGATCCATCAGAGAAGTCAGTCTGATTAACATCCGGAGCCTCAGCCCCAGGTTTCTTCTAAGCTACGATATATTCTCTATTTTCTAGCTCAGACATTAATTCTTTCAGATTCATATTAATCCTCCGTCACAACAAACCACATTGATCCAGGAGAAAAAATACCATTAGTATGATTAGCAGGAGCATTACCAGTAAAATACTCATTCTTTAAATTACTATCAAGAATGGTATGTCTATGAAGCACTTCCACTGCTCTTCTCTCTAAATCAACATAATCTTTTATTTGCTTAGTAGCAATTACTTCTTCAGGCCAAGCGCTCATGATAATACCTCCTGGATATTAAACCCATTACTGTTCTCTTTTATAGAAATCTGCTTTGACTTTTTTAACGTTTCTTGCCCATTCTCTACCCAATAGAGTCTTTGAGTAATGGAATCGGCATCTGTATTAATATTAGTTTTAACTCTATAAAATTTTAATGCACTAGGCGTTGCATAATCCTCAACAATAGTAATGCTCTCATCATCATTCTAAATAATATTAACGGCATGGTCTTGCCCTAGTTTTAATTCTCTCTCTAGAGTAAGACCACTAAGCATATCAACATACTCGCCATCAACACCAAAAGGAAGATAATCAGAGAATGAGTTACTACCAGTCTTTTGTCTTTCGCCCTTAATCGTTCTAATAGTAGCCATATATCTCCTTTTCCTCAGTTATCAGCATCCTACAATATTGATAATTGTACTCTAGGGTGCGTCTTTATTAAACACGATTGAATTAATATATAATCCTTGGTCAGATTCATACATACAACTACGCCCCATCTGTATTGTAGCAGTATTAGTCGGCCCAGTTATGACAAAAGAAAAACCCTATTCACCCTTACTAAGAGGTAGCCAATCTCTCGTGTCAATAGAGATACCAATTCTTACTTTTCCTGCCCCGCCAGCTTTATCGAGAAGACTTGCGATTGCATTCTCTCCAGCTTTGAAAGGGCCTTTAACTTGATATATCGCAGCCTATTTCATTAGTCTTCCCTCGTACTTACTATAAACCAGTATCCATCCACATTTAAGTTATTATTCTACTTGTCTGGCGGAACAGCGTTGCTACCTTCCTTGGGCTAGCTAACAAGTAGTGTCCAATTAGGACTAATGCTCTTAGCTTCTAGGTTTTGTAGTTCATACCATGTGTTCTTACGATAGTCATAAGCGTAAGTTGTAATCTGATCACTTGCATTTTTAATTGTCGCAAGCCAGCCCGCCCTATCTGCCATTTGAGGCACTTCTTTACCTGTTGTGTCTTTATCAAAACCGTAAGGATATTCAGTCTGTAACTGTTTTAGTGAATCAAAACTACTAAAAACATGATTACTCTGATAAGCTGCACCAAGATTAATCCAATATAAATTACCTTCGCCATCATCATTACCAGTCGTATTAGTATATTCTGGAATATCATAAAGAGTGTTCTTCAAAGCATAATCAGAACCAGCTTTATATAGTTTCTTACGAACATCTGGGTCAGAATATAATACAATAATGTTGTCTCCATATAGCTGAATAGAAGCGATATCATTCAGAGGCAACTTATTGAATGTGTCACTCTGCTGAACTCCATTAACTTTATTATTATAATTAACCTTTAAATACTTATTAGAATCAAGTCTACCTTCATTAGTAATCTCAACAGATTCAATAGTCCTCATGAGAGCCAATTTTGTAGAAGTGCCATCATTATAATAAGCAGTTACGATCTTAGTATCTGGATCACATTCAATTCTATCAACAAACTTGAATTGCTCGTCAATCCACTGAATATCACGACCTTCGTCATCTGTAGTAGGATAAATTTCTTGCCCACTAGCATTGATAGAAAAGTCTTTATCAATTACTACATTACCTTGATTATCATGTTTAAACGTATTATAGACAATTCTAATCTTGTCAACCACATGAGATTTACCATTGCTATCAACCCATGGCGTATCTACATAGTCTATACGTAAGATACCTGGTGCAGTACCAAGATATACCTGGGCCGCCCCATCAGAATATTTTACATAGAATCTACCAGTATTGTCATCATAGATGATATCATCAACAACTCTAATAGCAACAGTCTCATTATCACCATGAGTAAAGTGAACCGTAATTAAATTAGGAGTGACAATCTCATCATTTACAACCTGCCAAATAACAGTGCCATCTAAAACTGTATTATATCCTGGCGCTATTGTCTTACTCTCAAGACCAGTCAATTCTGCACTACCAGTAATACCACTTTGAGTACATTGTAGACATAATCCATTTCCTAGACCGTCAGCAGTTACTTGCTGCCCGACACCATATGTAGTATTTCTAGTAACTTTATTTAGCACATTTAGTCCGCGCCCATTATCTGTGATCTTATGGATGGTTCTATTATAGCCATCAATATAAGTCTTAGTGGTCTCGCCCTCTGCGCTCTTTTCATAGTTCCTAGTAACATAATAATACTGATAATTATGATCACTTTGATCTACATCATTACCATCATTTAAAGTCTTACCAGTTAACTCAAGATCAAATTTCTCTAGATCTTGACCTCTTACTCCTTTTGGTACTTTAACGTCATACTGCCAATAGTAAGGATGCGCTTTAGAAATATCATCTTCCTTAATTAGATTAGTATATTTCCAAACCTTTTCAGTTTCATCATAAGTAGCATAACCAGAATCATAAGGTTCGATGCTTTCGGCATGATATTTAAATACGTTAGAAGGAATATCAACAGAAATAGTAACTCCTGTAATGTTCCCATCTTTATCTTTTACGTTTACATAACCATACTTAATAACATCAACAATCTCAGACTCTTTAACATTACCATTCTCATCAAACGTGGCGGCTGCGGTCAGTTTAATATCTGAGCTAGCTTTCTTGCCGTCTCCTGCCTCGTACTCTTTCAGAAATGTTTTCCAATCAACTACAGATAATTCGGTCGCCGCGCCCTGTGGTCCAACTATCTGGCCAACATATTCAGCGCCGCCGCCGGGATTAGTAACAAACTCATTAAATGCAAGTCTAAACTTATTTGCGTTAAATACTTTATTAGTATTTCCGTCTTTATCAGTAGTAATGTCGTAATATCTTTCAACCCCGCTACTATCTTTATCATTCTTTTCTATTGAATAGTCACTATTGACATTCAAATTATTAGGATTGAAAGGTTCAAGATAATTCAATCCTCTGCGGTAAATAATACCATTCTAAGGGCTATTATAATGATTCTTATTGGCTATTGTATCAATAATAACATACTCACCATAGTTTACAGTATTATAACTACCACCCTTCTGGAAGGCATCGACCATTTCCTTGATACTATCGTAATGTGCGACTAGCCTATAAGTGGTACCTGGCTTGCCACCATACATACTATATTGAAGTGCCATTATTTACTCTCCTTCCATCTCCAATGCTTGCCCGCAGCTGTCTTACATTTCACTTTGCAAACTGAAGAAATCATTGAAATAGAAATATGATTTTCTTCCGCTGCCTCAGTCATCGTTCTGTAAACTTTTCCTGTTTCTATACAAATAACTGATTTGGGGCAACCACCGCCTCGATGATAATCTTTATATTTTTCAGACATTTCTTCTAAATCTATATCTTCTATATTAGCAGTATCTACATACGCCCAATGTAAAGGATTTCCGCCACTTTGACCAATGTATATTTTGCCATTAATCTTATTAATATGGGTATATATAAGAAAATGCCTGTCTTTATTCTAGTCTTTCATATATACCCTCCTTAGGCTTCATCCCACGCATAATCTAGAATGAACTGATCTATATTACTAGCTGATGATCCATTCGGATTAACAAAACCTACAAATGTAATTGGAACGCCATTATTAATTTCCCACGTTCCTGTCCTACCTATTCTAATTGGTTCTCTATTAACACAAATTAATGATCCAGGTCTACTTTGAATACCAATTTTATCCACAGATGATCTAGGTAAGATATTATTAACAATCGCAATGTCGCCATTTTCTCCAAAATCAATATTGGCCCTAATATCATCACGCGGCACCGCCCCCAGATAATCATAAGTTGTTCTACTAAGAATAAATCCAAGATAAGGATAAATCGCATTAGGAGTAAACATAGTTTCAAAAGAAAAGTATTCTGTATTAACTCCAGGAATATAAGGTTCAACTGCGATACTATTTTCAATAATTTGATAAGTACCTCTCTCATATTCGCCATTAGAACTAGACCCATCATGCTTAAAAAGCTCTAGCTTAATAACCATTTCTCTTGGATCGTTGCTATCTTTAGTCATTGGATAAGTAGTAGCACTAAATCTAGGATCGTTATATGGAATTCGTTTAATAGAAAATCTTAAATAATAAGTATTATTAGCATTAAAATTGCCATTATTACTTAATCTAATGGCATAATCTTCAAATAACTTTGCCGCATATCCTCCTGTCTTTACTGTCGTAGCAGACCAAGACAGATCAGTTAGATATGAAGTTGTATTGTTCTTCCTTAATTGGCCTATCTTATATGACATGTCAAACTCCTTTTATCTCGTTAAATCTTCTGCTTGCATTGATATGCTGATATATTCATGCTAGACTCAACGTCAAGTGGCAACGAAATACTAGAAATCATAAACTAGCCATTAATTCCGGCAGCATCATCGCGGACAGTTATTCTAGTATTTGGCTCAAGATAATAGATAGGAATCGCGCTAATTGTAATAGACTGATTCATATTCGTATATTGATATAACATATCACAAATACGTTCATAACAAGAATTCTGACTGCCACCGATAGTCAATAGACTATAGATAGTGGAGTCAACCTGTACCCAATCTTGTCCTGCTGCATCACACTCTTCCTTTTCCTATTGTATATCTGCTTCATTTTGATTAATATCAATGAATACTAAATCTGGCACTTCCTGTTCAAATACACAATTAATCTAGTCCTATTGTACAACTACACCGCGGCGCCCAATATTATCAACACTGTATTCACCGACTTCAGCAGTATCATCAATCATATCAAGCCAAAAATCTATACCACTTGGATTTTCCTTTACACTATCATAGAATTGCTGTGTTTTTAAATTAAATAGCTTAGGCCATTCATTTAATAACTCAGCAAAATAATAAGGTTGATCAGTACCAGTATCTTGAGCTTCGATCCCCTCATAGTAGAGTTCCTATCTCCAATCTACTGTTGTGATCATACAGTCGTCTTGTTTAACTTGATAATATCCTTTATCCTTGCTCCATCTATAAAATTGTCTATTATTTAAATTGCCGACAATATACAAAGTAGCTTCTGCTCCAGGATTAGGAAACTCAGATGTATTGTTGTAGGTAAACGTAAACTCGGCGCCAGCCCTTGTAATTCCATAATCATCCTCATAGAAATTCACATAATGTTCTTGTCCTATTTCAGGTTTATGGTCAATAGCAAGGTGATAACGCACAGGTATTTCAGTCTCACCATCTGCGCTTTTTCTTACACCCCATACCATATAATCGTTTTTGACATTACTATATACAGGGGCATTTGTAACAGCACTAATTAACTTAGTTCCTTCAAAAGTGTAGACTGACTTACCACTTGAAAAGTCAACATCATAACTAGGACTTTCATTTAATTTATTCATTACTGTTGTGGTATAAGTAGTGTTTAGATAGTTTTTGATTTCTTGAAAATGAAAATTACCATAGACATCATAAAAATATTCAAAATTACCTAATACAGCAATAATTTTATCAAGCACGCTTGTGACTGTATCTCCAGGATTGCATGTTAATTCTCCTGGATAGACAAAATCGGTAAGAACAAAACCTATATCATCACCATATTCAAAAGTGACTATATCTGATTCATCCTGACCAGTGGCGGCGGCCGCGTTAAGTGCTTCGGTTCGATCTAGGAAGAACCGACGTGTTGTAACTGTTCCCCCTGTCGTCTCTAAGTAATAGATAGGATTACTACCAGTATATTTCATAACTTGTTTAATTTTATCATCAATATCTTCGATGACAATCTTCGCCACGTCCTCCGCTCCAAAGTGATTAACAAGCTAGAAAATAATCTGACTAATTAAAGGCTTCTAAATATCGCCATTACTATCTTCTTTTTCTGAGAAAGTGACTGAGGCAGGAATGACTCCACCTGCATCTCCATTTAATAAGCACATTTTATCTTTTAGTGAGATAGAAATAGTTACACCTTGTTGCACTTGATGTGAAATACTTGGATCAAAGATTACAAATATTCCAAGTGGAAACCATACAATATCTCCATACAACTCTTTATAATTGACATAATGATGAGTGACCTCATTGGTCTTTTCATCTCTTGTGTCATACATATAAGTAGGTACAGTATTTCTAAAGCCGATTTCTAGTCTTACTTTTCTATTGATAGACAAATCCTGGTCAATATGGCTAAGATCATTCTCCTTCTATTCTGCGAACATAGTAAAACTTGCAGTTCTACGCACAGAAGAAGTACCATCTAGGGTAAGCGAACCAGATATAGCTTTCCCTTGTATTTCTGATACAGCTTCCTCAGTCCAAGATAAAACAGTTAGACGAACAAACTGTTCTTTTAATCTAAGTTCGTCTAACTGTTTGAGGAAATACTGATCCTTTAAAAAATCATAGGTCATAATCTCCTCCTATCATTAGTAAATTCCGCGTTCTGTCTGGATATAATATTCAACAATGGCTGGGACTTCAATTGGGATATCGTAGCTCGCACCATTATCTTGTTCTGTTCCTAAATACCAATCTCCATTATAGAAGATGTGGGTGCCAGTTTTATCTGTATATCTGTCTAGCTGAGAAGGATCACTAGGCTGGGCCGCGCCCCTATCTTTCGTCCAGCGTTTTTCAATATTTCTACCGTAAAAATAAGCCTAAGTGATATAGCCAGAATCTATACCAGGATCAATAAACAATATTCCAGACTCATCAACTACTAATCGCTGGACTTCGGTATTTGCATTTGAAGATACATATAATACCGTACCTGGATCCGCCTCAATATTCAAATTATAAATAACCTGAACTCGTAAGTAGTATGGCTGCTCTACATTCTTAGATTGATAAAGATCAAGATAATACTTTCTTTTAATACGAGTGCAGAGACTTTGCTCTGAGGGAAAGGTATCTACTAGCTGCCCCACCACGCTCTTATAAATTAAAGTAGTAGCAATAACAGAATTATCATTTTGCTTTGATAGGTTGGCTACAAAGTCAACAACCATTTGAGTATCTTTTAAAGGCGTAATATTCTAACTCGAACCTATATGAACATTACTACCTTTCATTTCATATATTCTATTAGGATATTCAATCAATATAGTTGTTCCACAAATATTAACCAAAGTACCTAATAATGTTTCTGCATTAACTACATCTTCAGTAGGTTCAACATCATCAAGAGGAACTAATGTGCCATTTAAATTTTTAATTAAGTAAGGCGGTGAATCAATTTCGATTCTCAAGTATGACAGATATAAATCAGCAACAATAATATTATCAATAGATTGGCCCCAGTGGAATATACTCTTTATTGTAGGAATTGTACCTTGCTCTCCAGTATCTCCCATCAGATTAAAATTAGCTGGATAGTAGTCTTCAATAGTAGCAAGATTATCATTATCAGCCCATTCTCTTCTAAATCTATTTAACTGACCAACTTTAACTTCATTAAATACAATATTAGGATTATAAGTACCGATATGCTGAATACCATACTTATCAATATTTTTTAGTGTAGGCTCGTCAATTTCGTATGCAGTAGCATCAACAGAATAAAGCATGCGACTAAGATCTTGATTAGGCGTAAGTGAAATATCCATCAACTTAATAAGCATATTTCCTTCAGTACCTGATCTGAAGAGCTTGACTTGATTATTATATAAAAATGTCTCAACCTTACGTCTGAATTCTCTCTGGTAAGTATAATCATACCTTCCGCTTTCAACAGTAAGAGAATTAGTACCATAGGCTTGTCTATAAAGATCAGTCTAGTTATCTCTTAGCTCTTTCTCTGTTGCAAATAAATGACTATTATCTGTCTATGCGGCAATTAAGAATGAAATAGGGAAACTATGATAATACATATTACCATTGCGTCTGATGAATGGATACTTTGAACCAATTGTATCAGTCTTCGCTTCACCTACATTAATTACGCTATTTGAAATAGCCATATTAAATCTAATCTTTAGTTGAAATGCGTCATCAAGGCTGCCGCCTTTTTCTGTAAGGAAAGCATCCTCAAATTCTCCCATCTATTTATCAGATTTTATTGATGCACTGCGGCGACCCCTGTTATCTCTAGTCTGGGCGGCGTACTGATAGAAGACACCTGACTCTATAGTAAAATCATCAAACTACCAATCCAAAGAACTATTTTCAAATGTTTTATTAGCTATATCTTCCCATACTATGAAATTACTTTTAGATGAGGTCCTTCTAATTGTAACATTAGTATGTACAATCTACCCATCACCAGTTAGTTTTACTCTTGCATATCCATCTTCTTCGTTTATTGATAAGTTTAAGGAAGCATTAATCGTACCAGTAGAAAATGACATTGCAGTAAATGCATAATCTCTAGTTTGAGTATAACCATTTCTAGTTTCTATATCAAAAACTAAATGATATAAAGTGTTATTACTCATTACATATTGCATCTAGCACTAGAAACTAAATCTACCATTGTCGGCTTCATATGGATTAGCTTGTTGAATACCAGAATCAGCATAAAGCTATGTTTTAAACTGGTTGTATAATCTCATTCGCCAATTTTTTAATGACTCTCTTTCATCAACTGGCACATAAACTCCTGTAAATACAGGCTCAATAGATGAATAGACAACCGCGACATCCTCACCAAGCTATTGATCCATTGTTACAGCTCCGCCTAACTCTAGTATATAAAAGTTAGGTATTTCAATAGGCTTAAGTAAGCACACCGTAGACCATTCTGAAGCGGTGCTTGAAAGATTGGCGGCGCTGCTCTGTGACGACCATGATCTAGTACTAAAGCGGATCTGTACCTTATATAATAAAGTTGGATCGAACTTGCCTTCTACTAGATCACCTGGCTAGAGTTCAACATAATAGCGCGCGGCCATGGATGCTATAGTCTCATCTTGCCGTGGCGTAACCTCTGTTATAGGACAGCACTTGATCTTGTTAGGATACTTTGTGGTATCCATCGCATTTCGGTTATTCTTCTGGAAGCGCACTGTCAATTGCGCTTGTGCTATATCACCGAGACTATTATAAGTAGATATAGCAAAATAAATCCTCACACTCTGCTTATAATCAAACGCGGGCATGGAAGACGCCAGTATAGGCGGATACAACATATCCAGTCCCCTCCTTTTATCTCATCGAAGTACGCGACTCCTCAATCATAAGCCGCGCCATTCATTCTCTTCATAAACTATTTCTAATCAATAACTTCCCAATCAGCCATAGCAGGAATCACCTTCGAGTGAATGAATGAATTTCCCCCTGCAGCTTCATAGGCTGTAATCAATCCTTTAAGGATCTCTTCTTCATTCTATGTAATAAATGGCAGACCATTATTAATTTTAGCTCGCTGCATATAAGTTTTATAAGCGTGCTAAATCCGGTCTTTCAAATCAGCTATATCTTTAGACTTTTGATAATCTGAGAGTTTCTGCTGACCTACTTGAAGTCCTTTAATAGATTCATTAACATCTTCAATCTTACTAATGATCTTTTTATCTCTGTCTTCGAGAGCATCAAAATGTTCTTTATAAATTTTCTTATTCTATTCACTAGTTTGCTGAAGAGTTTTTATTGCATCAGAATTATCTTTTGTTTCCTGCTTAGTCTCTTCATACTCGTTTCTAGTCTTTCTATATTTCTAAGCCCACTTGTAAACAGTTACAGCAGCTAAGACGATGGCAACTATCCATCCTAGAACAGTTCC